ATGAATTGACGCTCTCTCTCCTGTTCTATTTTTATAGTCTCTTCCAGGTCTTGATAACCTTTCTGGAGTTCCTTTGCTTTATTTTGAGCGTCTGTAATTCTATTTAACCTAAATGATTCTTCAATGTCTTGAGTACAAGTGGGGCATACCGTATTTTCCGTAAAAAACTTATGTTCTTTAGTAATCACAGATACTTTCTGAGATATTTTACCCTTAAGATTGTTTAGTTTTACTAACTTATCCCCTGCACCAATCACTTCCTCTTGTTCTTTTGTAAACTTAAAGATATCTTCTTCGGTTTTGGCATTTTCAGTCATATAAATGCCAACTTCTTTGTCTAGATTGGCAATTTTTTCTTGATTGGTATTAATATTTGCGTTTCCACGATTCTCAAGCTCTTCAATGAAACTCTCTTGCATTTTCATCTTATCTTTAAGATTTTCCTTTTTAAGATCAAGAGACTTAATCTGTTCTTTCTTCTCTCTAAGTTTATCTTTGATAATATTATTCATCGCAGAAAAAATACGAATATCTAACAGGTCCTCAATCACCTCACGACGGTTAGCAGTTGTCAGTTGCATAAAAGGTACAAACGTACTACTACCCAGAATGACAATTTGCGTAAAAGACTTATAGTTTAACTTTAGAATATTTTCTTCTAAAATACGTTGCATTGCACGATCATCTGCTTCACGGTGCATTTCAACACCATTCACAATAATATCAAATACGGTAGGTTTGATTCCACGACGCACAACATATTGCCGTGTATTGATCACAAACTCAATCTCAACTAAGCATTCACGTTCATTCGTTGTATTAACCAGTTGAGGTTTATTAATCTTACGGAATGGTTTATTAAACAGAACAAAAGTCAGCGCATCCAGCACTGTGGATTTACCAGCACCGTTTGTCCCGATAATAAGATTTGTATGATGTTCTTGAAAGTCAATCTCTGTGAAGGTGTTACCAGTAGAGAGAAAATTCTTCCATCTAATTTTTTGAAAGGTTATCATTCAGTTTAGGGGGAATAACAATATCGTTCGGTGTAACTACGGCATATTTGTAATTATACCTTTTACATGTCATTATGGCAAGTTCATCATCAACTTCAACAACTTCCATTTCTGTTTCTTCTTGATCTTCTAACTGCAAAGCATATCGAACTGCATCATCTTCCTCTTCAAATAAAAATAAAACTTTATCACCGTATCTGTTCTGAACAGCATACGCACCGTCATCTTTTCTATCTTTGAGAGTAAGAAGAAACATTACTCAACCTCGCAAGCTTGTGAGTATATCTTTTGTAGAAGACCTTTAATAATAGTCTTATCGCAGTTAAACTCTGCTTCGTCAATGTATCTATTCAAAATAGTAATTGTGTTTTCAGTTTCATCAACTTCGAATTCCTCACTTTCTTGAATTTCAAAGTTTTCAACAATCTTAAGTTCCTGAATACCAGCGGAATATAGTTTATCTATAAACTTTTCAAAATGTTTAGGTTCGGTTTTCTTCTTAACAATCACCTTAACAATTTTACTCTGATACTCACGAGCATCAAACAACTTATAGTTGGTATCCTCATAATAGATGTTGTAAAACAGTTTATAAGGATTATTAATGGGGGTATGCTCTAGAGTTTCAGTATCAAAAATATGAAATCCACGAGTATCATTTACATCATTCCAATACATCTCATAAGGATTGCCAAGATAAAAGATTTTTCCATCATTAGAGCGAGTATGAAAATGTCCAGAATATACAATATCAAATTTATTGAATAAATCAATATTCATACCATCTTCCATTACGTGTCCACGATGGGCACGAAAACCATTCAGTTCTAAGTGACCCATCGCAACTTTAGATTTTGATTTTTGAATTGATTTACGAGTATTTTCTTCATTCTCTTGATTAATCCAAGGAACAAAAAGAACTTTTAATTGATCTAATTTAACTTCTTCTACTTCGGAATAGATTTTAATGTTGTCATATTCCTTTAGAAGAAGACCTACAGAATTAACCGAGTTAGTATTTTTATAATATGCAGTATGGTTTCCAACGATAGTATGAACCGTCACACCCATCTGTTGCAGACGATCATAATAGTTTTCCTTTGCCCACTCTAATGCCCACAAGTCAATAGACCTGCGGTTATCAAAGGTATCTCCCATATCAATCACGGTTTTGATATTGTTCTCTTCCAAATAGGGAAAGAACACAGTATCATAGAACTTCTTGAAGAAGTCATGCAGAAACTTGGAAGACTTACGGGCACCAAAGTGCTGATCCGTAATAATTGCTACTTTCATCGATTACGATACTGAATGGCGTCCTTAATACTATTATAGTCGCTACTATGCCCAGAAAGCAAGCTATCGTCAACCATCATCACCTCATCAAAACCAGTCCGTTCAATAATCTTGGTCTTGATTTCCAGTTGCTTCTTCTCTTTCTGAATACGACGGAGAAAAGCGTAATGAATGATTTGAGTAAAGTATGCAAAAGGATTTGTTGACTTTGCAGGATCAAAGTTGTGAATATACTGGACGCAGTTTTCAATCCCATCAGAGATCATATCGTCCCGAAACATATAGTTCACAAAGTTCGGTTTGTATGAGAGATGTGTAGCAATCTTGAGAAAACACTCACCCAGATAGTTTGAAATGGGGGGTTTTCCTTCCCAATGCTTAGCTCTTTCTTCTTTTGGTTGTTTTGTCAAATCCTTTTCATATTTTTTTAAATATGATGCTTCAACTTTAGATCTATAAACAACTAATGCTTCAAGTAACTCTTTGTTGTTTACATAATGTTCTGATTTCTTTTTTGACATAACCCATCGGTTTCTGTAGATAAATTTTTGTTATGTTTATTATAGCATACTTTATGAGCTTGACAAGTTTTAAAAATATAGGTAGAATCGCTTTGCTGCCGTTGAAGATGAGAATCTAGCTTTCTTTAATACCTTTAAAGATCTTTTCAAGTTTCTTGCGAGCATCTTCTACCGTTGAAATAAATCCCATTTTATCAGATATTTTTACTTTACCATCTATTTCAAAATCATGATGATCATCATTTAAATATCTTTCATATAGTTCGATAGTATTTTCATCTTTAACTTCTGTCATTGTAATTACTTTATCAAGTTTTATGATAAAGATATCATCATTTGGTATTTCCATCCATGGTTTTATTTTAATATAAGCATTACCATTATTTGATCCAGTTTTCATTACAACAGGATTTTGTAGAATAATAAGAGGATCTCCATCATTATCATCTACAGAGACTAATGAAAATAGTTCTTCACCACTAACTAGTTTTAAGACCGAATAGAATTCTTCTCCCATCAGTTTTTTAGCGGAATATTTACAATATCGTAGTTAAAGTTTTCTTCATTATAAACTTTAATTCTTTCGATTAAGTGATTGAGTGTATAATTTTTTCTTGACTTATAACTGATATCATCGGCAATATCGTATAAAGTTGCTTTTGTTTTATTGTCTCCCTTTCTTAAAACTCTTCCGATTGATTGGAGGTTTCTGATTCTTGATTTACTAGGGGAAGCAAAGATAACATTATGTAGATTTCTGATGTTAACACCAGTAGAAAAAGTACCGTAAGAAGCAACGATGATTGCATTGTTTTCTTTTTCAGTAATTTCTCTAACTTTTTCTCGATTCTCAGTATCTATACCACCATGAACAAAAAAGACATGGCGTTCTTCAACAGTGCTACTATTTATGAGTTCGTATAAAGGTTGTCCGTGACCTTCAACTCTTGAGAAGAGAATCAGAGTATTACCTTTAAGATCAAGGGCAAGGTTGCGAATAAACTTATTGCGTTTTTCATGATTGATAATATACTGAACCTCATCCTCAAATGTCTCAAATCTATTTGGTGGGTGTTTCAATAGAAGTATATTAATATCCAGTTTGGCAACATGCCCCTTCTGCATTAGTTCTTCTGTTCTGATAATCTTATAAGAGGGACCGAATAAACCTTCTAGAACCCATTTGTGTGTCTGGGTTCCATCTAGTGTTCCTGTAAAACCGTAACGATATTTTGCATCAGAAAGTTTTGTCATTATAGATACTAATGACTTTGATTTAAACT